CCATACTGGGAATATGTAATTATTCAGGATGATGTTAGATACATGAACGAAATTGCATTGGGCAGAGAGCTAGCTGCAACCCAGTTGTTTATTGACTCTGGTGGTAGAACACTACCAGAAGATGATGCTGAGTGGAGACAACACGAAAGCGAAGAACTAGCAAATAAAGTAGAAGATAGCTTCGGTCTTCCCAATAGTCAATATGAAGATATCTTTGATTTTATTGTTGTTAACAATGAAACAAAAGCTGAACTAAAGGCTGATATAGTTGAAATGTTCGATTCAATTATCGACTTAGGCAAACTAGAAATAGAAGAAATTGGAGAACTAGACTCAGATGAATAAACCAACAGAAGCTATTCTTGATGGTGATATCATTGCGTATCGTGCTGCATTCTGGGCTGAATCTGAAGGTATTGATGAACTGCCTAGCAGAATTGAACAAGACATTAAGAACTGGACTCCACAAGGAGTAGATAATGTTTATATTGCAATGTCTTGCCCAAGAAGTAAGAACTTTAGAAGAATGTTCTGGCCAAAGTACAAAGAGCATCGTGAAGATCAACAAACACCCGACTGCATGGCTTATGCTATTGAGTGTATTTATAATACAGAAACCACTTCCCGTTGTGTAGATAGACTAGAAGCTGACGATCTTATTGGAATGCTTGTTTCCGAAGGCCGCTGTATTGGCGTAACAATTGATAAAGATCTACGTCAAATACCAGGATGGCACTGGAATCCAGATAAGGAACCAGAACCAGTATTAATTAATGACGAAGAAGCAGATAAGTACTTCTATCAGCAGTGGATTACTGGAGATACAACAGATAATATCTGGGGTTTGTGGAAGTATGGGCCAGCAAAGGCCAAGAAAATTCTAGAAAACAACCCAAAAGAAACCTGGGATTCTATTATTATGGAACTGTATAATAATGAAGACTGGGGCAAAAGACCAGACAACAGAATTCCAGACGGAATGACCAAAGAAGAGTTTGCCCTATCCCAAGCTAGGTGTGTTAGAATCCTAAGAAATGGCGATTTTAACAAAGAAACAAGGGAAATAACCCTTTGGGGTCCAAATAACCTTGCTGATAGAAACATTTTGAATTTAGATAAGGAGTAAAGATGAGTAAGATTTTTGAAGAATTCGTAGCCGTAGACAAGTACTGTAGATGGGTAGATAACCTTGGTCGTAGAGAAACCTGGGAAGAAGCCGTAGATAGGTATTTTAATTACCTAAATGACCGCCTAAACCTAGAGTCAAAGTTTAACGACAATCAAATGTTTGAATTTGATAAAGCTAGAACCATGATGAAAAAGCGTGAAATCTTTGGTTCTATGCGCGCACTTATGACTGCTGGTCCAGCCTTAGACAAGGACGATGTAGCTGCTTACAACTGTTGCTATGTTGCTGTCAACTCTATACGATCATTTTCCAATATACTTTATACCCTAGCTTGCGGTACTGGTGTAGGATTCTCAGTCGAATCTCAGGAAATTAATAACCTACCTGTAGTTCCAAAGGTAATTGATAAGATGTCCGAATCAATTATAGTAGAGGACTCAAGAGAAGGTTGGGCAGAAGCCTATAAGAGTTTTATTGAAGAACTCTTTAATGGTAAGCATTTTACCGTTGACGTAAGTAAAATTCGGTCAGCTGGTACTAGACTAAAGACTTTTGGTGGTAGAGCTAGTGGTCCTGAACCATTTGTTAGGTTGATCAAGTTTACCGCCAATATCTTCCACAATGCCCGTGGTCGTAAGCTAAAGCCAATTGAAGTCCATGATCTTGTTTGTCAGATTGCTGACAGCATTATTAGCGGAGGGGTTCGTAGATCAGCTTTAATTAGCTTATCAGACCTTAGCGATTATGAGATGGCCCATGCCAAGAGTGGTCCTTGGTGGGAAAGTAGTGGTCACAGATCACTTGCTAATAACTCGGCAGTATTTGAATCCAAGCCAGACCTTGGTACATTTATGCACGAATGGTCTTCTTTGTTTAACTCACGTTCAGGTGAACGTGGTATTTGTAACAGAGAAGTAATGAAGCAAATCGCTGCACGAAGTGGTCGCAATCCAGACTATAAGTTTGGTACTAACCCATGCAGCGAAATTATTCTACGACCAAATCAGTTCTGCAACCTAAGTACTATTGTTGTAAAGCCAGAAGATCAAGGCCCACAGCTAATTGAAAAGATTAGACTAGCCTCTCTACTAGGTACACTACAGTCCGCACTAACAAACTTTACTTATTTTAAGTCTATTGGTGAAGACTCATTCAAGAATAACTGTGAAGAAGAGCGTTTGCTTGGTGTATCCATGACTGGTATCTTTGACAACAACCTTACCAATGGTGGTAATGGTCTTGAAGAACTACAAAAACTTCTAGAAGCTCTTAACTTTGTAGCAAGAAAAGCAAACGAACAATTTGCAGAAGCACTTGGTATTAATCCAAGCCTAGCTGTTACATGTGTAAAGCCAGAAGGAACAACATCATGCGTTGCTGGTTCGGCAAGTGGTCTACATCCACGATATGATAAGTTCTATATCCGTAGAATTAGAATGGATAAGAACTCACCAATGGCCAGGTTTATGGCTAGATCTGGTATTCCAAGTGAACCTTGTGTAATGAAACCAGATCATACCGTAGTATTTTCATTCCCAATCAAAGCAGATTTTGGTGTTACACAGAATGAAATTAGTGCGTTAGGGCATCTTCAACTGTGGCTTGCTTACCAGTTGTTTTACTGTGATCACAAGCCATCAGTAACAGTAAACTATACAGAAAATGATTTCTTGTATATTGGTGGTTGGCTGTGGCAACATTGGCATCTTGTAAGTGGTGTATCTTTCCTACCAAAAGAAGAGCACATTTACCAGCAAGCACCATTTGAATCTATTAGTGAAGAGCAATATAATGCACTTGAGGCGGCAATGCCTACTAATGTAGACTGGAATCTTCTTTCTAAGTTTGAAAAGGAAGATACAACAAAAGCATCACATGAACTTGCGTGTGTCTCTGGTGCTTGTGAACTAACATAAGGAGAACTTATGTCAACTTTATTTGTCGAATCTGAATATGATATGGATTTAGTTTTACGAGAAGCTATTAAACTCGTAAAGCTAAAAGATTCTCAGCTTCATGTTGGATTCCATAATATGGATATGGTCAATATTTTCTTATCTAATTTCCATAGAGAATTAGCTCACGCAAAGATTGATCCAGGTAAGAAAAACTTTATGTTAAACATTATGGTAAAACAAGATGAACAGGCTTGAATATTTATTACTTAGATTAGATCACAACTTAATTGCAGATCCAGATTTAAATCTTGTATTAAAAATTCTAAAAGACAAAAATAAAGAAATTGCAGAATTAAAAGAGAGTTTAGCAAATGCATCAAGAGAATCTGAGAATAAGTCGGGAACTAATATCACATCTGGAGAAAATAATAACACTGAACCCAAGCGACCTAAAACTAAAGGATTACGAGAGAGGTTACAAAGCTGGGCAGGTGGAACTAATCCAGAAAATAAAAGCAATGTATGAACTACAAGAGAGGAGGTAAGTATGTTTATTAATCAAAACCTAAGATTAATTGGCGGCGGTGGCGGTGGTGGCGGTGGGCCAGCAGGACAAATTCAAGATCCAGTTAAATACCAAATGAATATTATGAGAGAGCAAATGGCTATTCAAAGAAAACTTCAAATTGAACAAGAACAACGCATGAGAGAAAATGCTAGACTTGATCGTATTGAAGCAGAAAGAGCCCAAGAAGAAGCAGCTCGCCGTAGAGGTTCTGCGGTTGCAGAGGAACAAAAGCAACAAGCAGCTGTATTCCTAGAAACAACTGGTCAAGCTACTGCTGGTAAGGGAGAGATGGGTCTTGGTGAGGCTGGATTAAATCTAGAAATGCCTACCATAGAAAGACCAGCTTACGAAACAGAGATTAGACCACTTTAAGGAGAGTAAATGAACACTGAGAAAACAATCAAAGAAAGATGGCAAGTACTCCATGCAAAGAGAGATACTAAACTTAATAAAGCAAGAGCATGTTCATCTATTACTGTTCCAACACTATTACCATATGAGTCAATGACTGGAGAAGATAACCTCCTTCAAACATTTTCTTCAGTACAATCACGGGGTGTAACTTCATTAGCAAGTAAAATTCTCAGTGTTTTAATTCCTCTTAATGATACACCATTCTTTTCTTTTGGTCTAAAGAATGGTAGAGAACCAGATAATCAGGTTTCAGAATACTTAAACAAGCTTTCCTTCCAGGTTTACAAGAAACTTATTTCTAATAACCTACGAGAAATATCATACCTTGCTATGCAACATTTAATTGTTGTAGGCGATGTTCTTATTGTGATGGAAAATGATTATTCATTTAGGGTAGTACGATTAGATCAATTCGTTGTACGTCGTGATGTAAATGGCGATGTAAAAGAATTTATCTACCTAGAATTCATTTCCCCATCCAATGAGGAAGCAGCAAATTACTATGATTTTATTTCTGGTGAAGAGGATCAGGTTGGGTTTAAAACCATTTATATTCGTGTTTCAAAAGAAGAAAAAACAAATAAATGGAAAGTAGAAAAAGAACTAGAAAAAGAAATAATAGATGTTGGGTACTATGAAGTACTTCCATATGTTATTCTAAGATGGGCTACAATAGCTGGTGAAGATTATGGTAGATCCCATGTTGAAGATATCTATTCAGATATTAAAACACTAGAGTCTTATTCAAGAGCTTTAATTCAAGGTATGGCAGCAGGATCGACTTTCTTTATGGGTGTAGATCCAGCCGGTATAACAGAACTTGATGACTTGTCTGGAGCCAGTAATGGTCAATGGGTCGCAGCTAAAAAGGGTGATGTGTTTGTTATTTCACCAAGCGAAACAATGAATGCCCAGCTTCAGGTAGGTGCTCAGGCAGTAGATGCAATGAGAAAGGAAGTAGGCCAAGGATTCCTACTTCAAACGGCAGCAATGCCTACAGGTGATCGCGTTACGGCTACCGCTATTAGAGCCGTTGGTAATGAACTTGAGACTGTACTAGGTGGTACATTCTCAGCTATTGCTAGAGACTTTATGATCCCTATTGTAAAAAGAACAATTTATTTAATGCTTCAGAACAATGAAATAGATCCAAGAATGCAAGAACAGTTCGATGCTGAAAACGGAATCTTAAACATTGAAATCCTTACTGGTCTTCAGTCTTTATCAAGAGAATCAGATATTACTAAGCTATTGCAGATGGGTGAAATGGTCAGAAACCTACCACCAGAAGCAGCTAGTGTTTTTAAGTGGAATTCATATGCAAGGGCTTTAATTACTTCTTTAGGATTTGATCCAAATAACTGGGTTAAGTCAGAGGAAGAAATGCAACAAGAACAACAGCAAGCAGCACAGGCTAAACATCAAATGGATATGCAAAAGATATTTGCACAGCAAGCTGCTTCTACTGTAGGTAGTGCTGCACAGAAAGATATTGAAACAACCGGTGGAGCTAACATTCCACCAGAATTACAACAGCAAGTACAAAAACTTCTAGGAGGAATGAATGGCTAAAAAAGTAAACAAAGCTAATATGCCATGCAATAAGCCAAGACCATCTACATCTCCAGGTAAAAAAAGAATGGTAAAGGCTTGTGCTAATGGTCAAGAAAAAATAATTCACTTTGGAGCCAAGGGGTATGGTCATAACTATTCTCCAGAAGCAAGAAAGTCTTTTAAAGCACGACACAATTGCGACTCCGCAAACAACAAACTAACAGCTAAGTATTGGGCATGCAAGAATCTATGGGCTGGTCCTGGCGGATCTAAGGCTTCATGCCCAAAGAATAGAAAGTGTAAGGGATGAGTGAACAGAAAAAAGCTGAAGGTTTAGCCAGAAGATTAGCAACCAACATAACAAACAACTTACAGCCCACGTTGCTTAGTCTTAACTCTATGTTCTACGATAAACTAAAAGAACTAGACAATACCTTTAGCGGTATAGATCAAAGACTCAATAACCTAGCTGCACAAGATAACTTCTTAGGTGATAATTTAAACACAGAAAGAAATAAATATAGAGAAGATTCACTGGCTTATAGAATTGAAAAAAGAGATTTTACAAGTACAACAACCCAAGACTCAATAGATACAAGCCAAACATCTGTATTAGCAGTAAACATAGATGTAGGTATGACAATTAATTCTCTACAGAATCTTATATTTACTTATGATGCTACAGTTTACTTCTATGCTCAAGTAAAAACATATGATAAAGAAACGGGTTTACTTGGATTCCAAATTACCAAAGCAGCAGGAACTCCGGGTACATACAGTCCTTGGACTATACAACTAGGAGACAGGTCAATATCAGATAGCTTTGGCTCTACAGCAAATACCGTCTGTGAGGGTAATGATCCTAGGCTATCAAACGCTAGAACACCAACGGCACACACGCATACCCTATCAGATATAACACAAAGTAGTGCAGCCACAAATGAAGTACCAGCGTGGAACGGAAGTAACTGGGTTCCTGCTACTAGGGCTTCACTATCATCAACCAATACATTCACAGCTAAACAAATATTTACCAACGGTATAGATCTTACAGGAGCTTTGACTGGTCCCGGTTCTGGTTCTTTAACAATTAGCAATGGTGCTGGTGATGTTGTTATTACATCGCCAATTACAACTATTGGTAACGGCGCTATTGATTTTACTATTGATGCTGCTTCAGGTACAGTCGATGGCTCTGCGTTTGAATGGCAAACGGGTGATTTATCTACAGGTACTTTAGTAACAACCGGTAATATTACACTTCAGAATGCTGAAAGAATCCAAAACACAACAAATGGTCGGGTAGATATTGCTCCAGCCCCTTCAGCAAGCAGCTTTGGTCTATCCATTGATATGACAAGCAAAGGTACAGGAGCCAGACTAACAACCGTAACAGGTACATCAGGCACTACACTAAGTACTGGTGTTTTAGAATCCTTGG